AATTTCTTGAAAAAGAACTTAGAAACAGACAACTAGATAGAACAAAATATTATTCTGGAGAAATGACTACTCCAGGTGAAGGAAATCAATATATAGTATTAGAATATGGTGATAGAGAATGAAGTAAAGAAGATTAATGATGCGATAGGTAATCTTGTATATGATAAAGTTGCTATAAGAAAAGCTTATGGATATTATCATTGTCGTAGAGATGCAGATCAATTCAAACACCTAGAAGAAAATTACGGAATTGGGACTCCTACATCAGTTAGTTTTACACCATTAATTAAGAAACATATTGATGTATTAGTTGGAGAATATCTAGGTTTAAATCAAGATTTAAAAGTATCTTGCAAAGATGAAAAGACTGTTTCAAATATAATGAGAGAAAAGCAACTTAAAATTAGTGCAGAAGTATTTAATTATTTGCAACAGTATTTAAAGAATAACATTATTGCAGCTATTATTGAAAATAAAGAAATTGTAAATGATCCTTTTATTGAAAAAGAAATCAACTCAATTCAACAAGATATTGATCAATCTTTTGTTTCGGAATATGAAATTGCTGCACAAAATATTCTTGATTATTTAAGACAATCAAGAAACATCGATTTAAAACGTAAAATGGCAGAATTACTTACAGATTTACTTGTTACAGGTACTTGTTACTATAGAGTAAAACCTACAGAAAGTAATTCAAATGTCAATATTGAAATTTTAAATCCCGTTAATACATTTATAGAACGTAATCCAAATTCTCCTTATCTTGCAGATTCTAAGAGAGTTGTTATTAGAAAATGAATGTCAAGAGAGGATATCTTAAATACATTCAGATCAGAATTAACTACAGAAGCAGCTAAGAAAATTAGAGATATGCAACAAACTGCAGATTCAACATCTCCTACTTATTTGGTTAGATATGTTGGTAAACCTGCTGAGCCTAATTTACGAGCTGATAATTTACATACAGGTATTCTTGCAGGACTTGAAGCACATCCAGGATGGCCTGGAGATTATGATTCAATAGAACCTATAAAGAATCATCTTATTCCTGTATATGAAGTTGAATGAATTGAAGCAGATTATAAAACTGGAGAATTAACAAGACATGAAGGAGTAAAAATTGGTTCAGAAGTATATATTACTCGTGGAGAATCAAAGTATATTGTAAGAAGTGCAGATTGTCCTAGTAGATGTAGATTATCTGTTAACGGAATGTTTTTCTTAGATAAAAATGGAGATCCATATTCATTAATAGCACATACTATGGACCTACAGGATTAAATTATATGAGTCCTGTATAAACCCCGTGAATTGCTGGAAAACCTTAAATTGAATAATAGTAAATTTAAGACAATCAGCAGCTAAGCTTAGATAGAAATATCTTTGAAAGTTCAACGACTATCCGAAAGGAGTACACTTAAGTAAGTGGAAGTGCGGGGACAAGTTTAATTTAAAATTAATTATAAGTAGTTATGAAATATAATGAAACAGAATTTATTTGAATTAATTTTAAATCAAATTTGTATGATATAGTCTAATCTGCATGGTGACATGCAGCAGTCAAAAAGACGGATATAGATTAACGACCTATATCGAATAAACAATGAAATATGATTTACTTATATATTTTAGAGATAATCTTATTGCTTCTTCAGGAGGAGTTGGAGATTGGATGGATGTTTCTTTTATTCCTTCGTTTTTAGGTGAAAAATTAACAGATCGAGTTAAAGCTTGACAAGCATATAAAAAGAATGGCTTAGCATTAATAAATAGTAAGGAGGAAGGTAATGAAGGTATGCCTAATACTATTTTTAATGGATTTGATGATACAGTTAAAGCTCAAGCTATTCAAGGTATTCAATTAGCTATTCAAGCTGTAGAACAACAAGCTTCTTCAATTACAGGAGTGTTACCTGAGAGGTTAGCTCAATATGAACAGAGAGATGCTGTATCTAATGTTCAACTTGGAGTTAAAATGTCAGGTTTATTAACTAAGCAATATTTTGAAACTATGGATATAATTTATAAAGAAGCTAATTATGATATGCTTAATTTAGCTAAATTGGTATATCCAAATGGTATTACTGGTACTATTGTATTAGGTAATAAATATTCAAGAATATTTACAGCACTTCCTGAACATTATACACTTACAGATTTTGATTTACATATTGAGGATAGTTCTAAGTCTTTTAAAGATATGGAAACTGTAAAGGCTCTTAATATTGAATTAATTAAAGCTGGAATGTCAGATCCTGATATGGCAGTAAGTATTGCAACTGCTAATAGTATGTCCGAACTTAAACGTTATGTAGCTAAAGCTACTGCCGTTAAGAAGGAAGAAAATAATAGTGTTTCTCAATTGCAGCAACAACTTCAGCAATATGAACAAAATCTGCAACAGTTACAGAAACAAAATGAACAATTACAAAGAGAATTAGGTCAATCACAAAATCAACTTGAACAAAATAGTCAAGCTAGACTACAACTTGAAGCTGAAAAGGTAGCTATTGAAAGAGAAAAAGTTAAAAATGATAAGGATTATAACGATAAACTTATTGAAACAAAACAGCAACAAGTTCAAATTCAAGCTGCAGAAACAGTTGATACTAATCCTTATAATGATAAAATAAAACAAGTTGTATAATATGAATAAAAAAATAAAT